TGCTGCACTCAAAATGGCATCCGTGGTGGATCAGCAACTGTCCACTTCCCAATCTGGCACCAAGAAATAGAAGACATCTTAGTTCTCAAGAACAACAAGGGCACAGAAGATAATCGTGTTCGTAAATTAGACTACAGTATACAAATCTCAAAACTATTCTATGAAAGATTCATTACCGGTGGTAATATCAGTCTCTTTTCTCCTCATGACGTGCCTGATCTTTATGATGTCTTTGGAACCGAAGGATTCGATAAACTCTATACAACGTACGAACAAGATGAGACCATCCCTAGAAAGACTATTGCTGCCCAAGAACTATTTGGACAACTAATCAAGGAAAGAGCAGAGACAGGTCGTATCTATATCATGAATATAGACCACTGTAACTCTCACTCCTCCTTCTTAGACAAGGTTGAAATGAGTAACCTATGTCAAGAGATCACTCTACCTACAAAACCGTTACAGCACATTGACGACCCCAATGGTGAGATTGCATTGTGTATCTTATCTGCTATCAATGTAGGTAAGGTAAGATCTGATAATGAACTAGAAGAACTATGTGACCTAACTGTCCGTGCACTAGATGAATTGATAGACTATCAGAAGTATCCAGTCATTGCTGCAGAGAAAGGAACAAAGAACCGTCGTAGTCTTGGAGTTGGGTATATAGGTCTTGCTCACTACCTCGCTAAGTTGGGATTCAACTATGACTCACAGGAAGCATGGGATGCTGTTCATTCATTATCTGAGTCATTCCAATACTTCTTGTTGAAGGCATCAAACAATCTTGCAAAAGAGAAAGGTAAGTGTGGATATTTTGATCGTACTAAGTACTCTACTGGAACTCTACCAATCGATACATATAAGAGTGACGTAGACGAAATTACTAAGGTAGCATACCAACATGATTGGAATTCTCTTAGGAATGACATACAGGAGTTTGGACTCAGGCACAGCACTCTGTCCGCACAAATGCCTTCGGAGAGCAGTTCCGTTGTGTCTAATGCAACCAACGGAATTGAACCTCCTAGAGGGTTCTTGTCCGTTAAAAAAAGTAAGAAAGGACCCCTCAAACAGGTGGTTCCTCAATACTCGTCGTTGAAGAACAATTATACTTTACTATGGGATATGCCTAGCAATGATGGATACATCAAAGTAGTATCAGTCATGCAAAAATTCTTTGATCAAGGTATATCTGGAAACTGGTCATACAATCCTACAAATTATGAAGACAATCAGATCCCCATGGAAGTCATGGCACAGGATTTGTTGTCCACATATAAGTATGGATGGAAAACCTCATATTATCAGAATACATTCGATAACAAATCTGATGAAGTTGAGGAGACTCCTCCACCTATCACAGATCTTATCTCCCAAATAGAAAACGAAGACGAAACCTGTGAATCCTGTGCAATTTAGAACAACCGAACCAAAGATGTCAAAACCAAGAGGTATGACAGTATTCAACCAAGATAAGGTAGATACTAAGTCACAACCTATGTTCTTCGGTGCTCCCCTTGGAGTTCAAAGATATGACTCTTACAAGTATCCTGTGTTTGATAAACTTACTAATCAAATGCTAGGATATTTCTGGAGACCAGAAGAAGTATCACTACAGAAAGACCGTGGTGACTATCAAACTCTTCGCCCAGAACAGAAACATATATTTACTTCTAACTTGAAATATCAGATCTTACTTGACTCAGTGCAAGGAAGAGGTCCCGGTATGGCATTTGCTCCTTACTGTGCTCTACCTGAGTTAGAAGCAGCGATGAATGTATGGCAGTTCATGGAGATGATCCATAGCAGATCATACACATACATCATCAAGAATGTATATCCTGATCCTACAGAAGTCTTTGACACTATACTAGATGACCAAAGAATCATTGCTCGTGCACAGTCAGTGACCAGAGCATATGATGAGTTCCTAGAGGTGGCACAGGAGTGGGGTAATGGTAACATGTGGCGACCTGATATGAAGGGAAGCACAACAGCAGAGTGGTCTGAGAAAGAACTCAAGAGAAAACTTTACCTAGCAGTGGCAAATGTCAATATACTTGAAGGGATTCGTTTCTATGTTTCTTTTGCTTGTAGTTTTGCATTCGGTGAACTCAAAGTTATGGAAGGGTCCGCTAAAATTATATCTCTTATTGCAAGAGACGAGAATCAACACACCGTTCTCACCCAACAAATCTTGAAGAAGTGGATGGATGGTGATGATCCTATCATGTCACAGATCGTAAAAGAGGAAAGAAATACTGTCATAGATATGTACAAAAATGCTGTCAATGAAGAGAAGGAGTGGGCACAATACCTATTCAAAGATGGCAGTATGATTGGACTAAATGACAAACTTCTGGTAAAATATGTTGAATGGATTGCTAACAAAAGGATGAGAGCACTTGGTCTCCCACCTGCATATGATGTACCCATCAAAAACAATCCACTACCATGGACTGAGCACTGGATCTCATCTAAGGGATTACAGGTAGCACCACAAGAAACAGAGGTAGAATCCTATGTTGTTGGTGGTATCAAACAGGACATGAAGAAAAATGCATTCTCTGGATTCAAATTGTAAATGTTTTTATTTGATGTTGACGGAACTCTTACACCATCTAGAAAAAAGATAGACAAAGAGTTCTCTAAATTCTTTAGTAATTTTTGTAAAAACAATCAGGTCTACCTAGTCACAGGCAGTGACAGAGATAAAACTGTTGAACAGTTAGGTAAGACATTATATAATAAATGTAAAAGAGTATACAACTGCTCTGGCAACAGTGTTTGGGAGAAGACCAAGAACGTTTACACAAGTGAGTGGTCTTGTCCCTTTACATTATCAACATACTTAGAACTAGAATTAAATGCTAGTAAGTTTTCATTGAGAACTGGTAAACATATTGAAACAAGACCGGGGTGTATAAATTTTAGTATTATAGGGAGAAATGCAACCTTTCCGGAGAGAGATCAATATGTTTCATGGGATCAGAAGATGGAGGAAAGAGATAAATTAGCACAGAACATTAGAAGATTGTTTCCTGATCTTAGTGTCACAGTTGGTGGTGAGACAGGTATAGACATTGCCCCTAAAGGGCATGACAAGTCTCAGATATTACAAGACTTTGAGACTTATGATACTATAACTTTCTTTGGAGACAAGACCTTCATGGGTGGGAATGATTATAGTATTGCTCATGCTATTATAACTAATGATCTTGGAACAGTTCATCAAGTCAGTGATTACAATGAGACTTGGGATATTTTGAAGTCACGTTATACATAGTTATTATAGTATAGTAAAATGGATCACAAAAAAAACAAGAATCCATACAATCTGGGATCAGAGAACGAGTGGTATGATTGCGATGGTCTAGATTATGAGGTCGATTACTTTTCTAAATATGATCATATAACATCTGATAATGAAGACACAGAGTGCAAAGGCGAAGGGTAGGAGACTACAACAATGGGTGAGAGATATGCTCATTGAGCATAGAGATGTACACCCAGAAGATATTGAGTCCAGAAGTATGGGTGCAGGTGGGGAAGACCTGATAATGGCAAGAGATGCTAGACAAAAGTTCCCTTTTAGTGTAGAATGTAAGAACCAAGAGAAACTAAATGTTTGGGATGCATATCAGCAAGCAGTTGAAAACTCTGGTGACTATGAACCTATCCTAATCATGAAGAAAAATGGAAAGAAACCATTGGTCGTCTTGGACGCGGAAAACTTTATCAGAACCCAACTCTGATATGAGTGATTGGCGGTACTCAGATGAGAGGATGAGACTGAGGCAGGAAGTATTTCGTGCCCTCACCCCACAGTTAGAGCAGCACTGTAGACATGTCTATGAGTTCTGCAACCTCTGGGTTGAACTAGGAAACCCATCCGATAAATCTATAGAGGATGCCTTCCAAGATTATTTACTATCTAATTTAGAAAACTCTTATGCAAAAACTAATTAATGTACTTGCTGTTACGTCTTTCGTTGTATCTGGTGCCGTTGTCGGTAGTGGTATATACGTATATGTCAACCGAGCGTCCATACTTGATGGAGTTAAACAAAAAGTTATGGACAGTGTTACGGGAAAACTTCCCGGTGCACTAGGCAGTATTGTTCCTGACATAATGCCTGATGCCACAGGACCAGTTTTACCTACCCCTCCTACTGCTGCTTTCTAATATCCTATATACTAAATAGATTACTATTTGGTATGGAAAAGAAGGAAGTAAAACAAGAAGAAACTAAGAAAAAAGGTTTCTTTGGAAAGATGAAAGAAGGTGCTGAAGATCACGAGGACCAACTCGCGATCCTTGGCACTTTTGTTCGTCTAGGTATTTTGATTTGGTCCGGAGGAATTTTAACATTAGCGTATGTTAAATTGCCACCTTCATTTAATATACCAGAACAGAAACTCGATCCAACTTTCATAGCTTCCGTCTTTACTGGGGTTCTAGCAACATTCGGAGCACAGGTTGGGAGTAAAAAGAATGGTGCAAATGGCGGTGCGAGTGCTAACATAAGTAAGAAAGATATGGAATACCTTATCGAGAAAGCATCACAGACTGCTCCTGCACAAGTGGTTCGTATCGAACAAGGACCTGTCAAGATTGTCCCTGATAACAAGTAATTATGAAAGGTAAAATTTTTGCCGGTGCACTCGGAGGGGTGGTCGGTTTTGCACACATAGGATTCATGGCAACATATCTTAGTAAAGATAAGTTACCAACATTTGATTTACCTGTTGGTCCTTATACATCATATGTGATACAGGCAGACAAAGAACAATATAAACTTAGTTACAGAGCAAATGACCCTGCTAAGTTCTATATTACTACGGACATCAAGAAGAAGTCAGGGTTCTTAGGATTAGGTAATGATAAGACTCAAATTGTAGAAGAGGTTACATCTAGTAGTATTGATCAAGGTTTACGACACAACCCAATTTCACAGCAAGGAGAGCAATTATCTGAGGATCAGATAGCATGTATCAAGGCAGAGGGTAGTGGTGAGAACACAGGTAGACTTGTGGGATCAAGT